GTACCATGATTTTCTACAGTAACATTCATTCCGCCATTACTATTACTTACAACAGATGGAGGAGGCATGTTAATAATGTTATCAATCATAGCAGGGTCTTGACCTCTATTAATTGCTTCAAGCAAAGCTCTATGACGTGCAGTACCAGATGCGTTAACAACAAACTCTTGACCATGAACTACACCAGCTACTTCTGATGTTCCATAATTACCAGTATAACCACCTTTTTCGTAGCCAAGACTCATAATGTTACTAATGATAGAAGCACCGGAAGCAGCAACTGTAGCCATAGCTCCTAAGTTAGCAGGGAACGGAAGACTCCAAGATGCACTGGATACAGCCATTTGAATATCCATCATAGCTTTGGCTATAGCGAAGCCTTTCTGAACAGCGAACATTGCTTTATAAATACCAGACTGTTTGCCAGCGGTATTTGCAGCAATAGAAGCAAGACTTCCAGCAATAGATTCAGCAGAGGTCAATTGCACTTGAACACGAGCAGCGTCAATTGCGTCTAAGTCTTCTTTAAGCTTCCTTGCGATTGCAAGACGGGCATCAGCCTTAGCTTGTTCTGTAGTGATAACAGGGTCTTGCGTGATATCAACACTATTTACCAACTTAACATCTTCGGCAGCTTGTAGTCTTAATTTAGCTTTTTTAGCTTCATCAATTGAAGTGGGATCAATGTTTACCTTCTGCATCAACTCTGCTACTTTTTCAGCTCTCCTCTGATCAGCTATTTTCTTTTCAGCTTCATAAACTCGATTGGCTGCGTCAGCAATTTTAGTTTGCAAATCAATGTCAGTTTGTTTAGCTTGTTGACGCTGCATACTCTTCAGTGTTTCAGCTTCCTGTTGAGCAGCAAGTTTTGCAACTGCATCTTTTTCTAAACCAATGGATTGAGCTTTGCGATCATAACTTTCAGCTTCTTTTTCAAGAGTTTTTAACTTCTCTTTCAGACCATTAGTAAACTCTGCTTCAACTTTCTTTTGTTCTTCAATAGATACAATCTGAGATTCAATACCAGCTCTACGTTTAGCTAACGCTATTGCAGCGTCAATGTCCGTAATAGCAGCCTTCTTATCGATATTGTCTTTAGCAGCCTGTGCAGCAGTCATTTGCTCAAGTTTAGTTTTTTGAGCTTCTAATTGAGTAAGCTTTTTCTCCGCAGATGTACGTTTGCCATCACCTTCAATGCCAAGTAATTCACGCTGTTTAGCTAATACTTCTTCTAATGCAGCAGCTTCTTTTTCAGCAAGGTTGAGACTTACTCTTCTAATTGAAGTCGTAGAAGCATACCCTTCTTTGATTTTAGCGACAACTTTTACATAATCTTCGGAAGATAACTTAGACTTATCAATGTTACGGATTTCTTCTTCCATTAAAGACTTAGTGTCGAATCGAAGTTTTTTATTCAACTCAGCAGTGTATTTAGCTGTCTCTTGCCTGTCGAGAATCTTTTTATTAATCTCACCAGCAAGTTCTTTTACTTCTAAATCAAGCTTCAAGGATTGAATCTTCTGCTTCAACTCTTCATTCTGTTTATCAATACTCTCAGCAAGAGCGATCTTACCTTTTTCTCTAAACCTGTCAGCAATCTTCTGATTCTGTTCAAGTTGTAAAGATGTTTCTCTCAACAAGTCCTGTCCGCCGGATGATCCTGCTTTGCTCTTCTCAGAAGCAATACCTTTCAGCAGTTTATATTGACGATCTAATTCATCGTTCTCTCTACCAACCTGTTCAATAGCTTCTTCTACAGATGATTTAAATACTGTAGTGGCTGTGGCAGCTTTCTTACTACCATCCTCACTAAACAGTAGTTTAGCTCCCATGTAACCAATACCACCAGCTAAAGCTGTTACAGCGGTTAATACAGGTACAAATGGAATAAGTTGTAAAGCAGTGGCAGCAATCCCAGATGTTGTAGCAATAGTTCCAATAGCAGTAGAAAATGTCATAGCTGCTGTGGCGGCAGATGCAAGCCAAGTTACAAAATTACTAGCGATCATTGCACCAATAACAACAGCTATTGGTTTGATATTGTCGTGTATAGCGACAAATGCTCTAATTAATCCTTCTGCTACAGCAGGTAGCATTCTCTCAAGACTACCGATTGTACGCGCTAATTCCTCGTTCAATTTAGTATTTTGAGACATTGTACCAATAGCAACCAACCAACTATTTTTTACACGTTGCATCGCTCCATCTACTGTAAGAGGAAGGGACTCAAAATCCTGCCTAAATTTAGGTAAAGCATTATTCAATGCAGAAGCCAATAATTCAGAACTGATCTTACCTTCTGACCCCATCTTTTTAAGAGTTTCAGTAGTGTTCTCTCCCCATTTACCAGTGCGTCTTAATTCCTCTTCGATAGCTCTCAGGATAATTGGAGCACCTTCTGCTACAGCATTAAATTCACCACCGTTCAATCTACCAGCATTCATAGATTGAGAGAACTGCAACATAACAGAACTTGCTTCTTGGGCTGTTGCACCAGACAACTTCAATGCAAGTCCCATAGACTCAACCATTCCCATTGTCTCTTGAGAAGACTTACCAAGCTTCTGCATAGGAATGGACATACGATTGTATAGCTGCGCACTATCTGCTAAAGGAATACGAATCTTCTGAGCAAGATCGTACAACTCCATTTGAGTTTTCTTTGCTGCTTCAGCACTACCAGTAGATAGTTGAAGTTTAGCTTGCATCGTACCCCAAGCATCACCGGCTTCAACAATACCTTTAGCGAAATTAACTCCAAGATAAGCACTTGCGGCTACAGCCATAGATTTTAATGTATTATTAAAAATACTACCACTGTTATTCAATCTCCCCAAAGCTGCTGTTGCTTCGTCGTGCGCCTTACTTTGTTCTCTAGCGGACTGAGAAACACCTCTTTGTTGTTCGATCATAGCCTTACGATCAAAACGTTTATTCATTTCCAAAGCCATGCCGTGAGCTTTTTCTAATGCAGCGGCAGCACGAGCTTCTTCTTGTAAAGCAGAGGTTTGCTCTTTTACAGATTGAGTGTAGGATTCATAATCTCTTTTCTGTTGAATAATATTTCTACGATCTTCTTCAGCTTTCAAAGCACGATTAATCTTTAAAGCCTCTGTATGCGCAGCTACATATTCTTTCACAGATTGATTGTAATTCCAAATATCTTGCTTTTGTTGAATTAATTTATTACGAGCATCTTCGTCAACAAGCCTCTTTGCGGCAGCTTTAGCAGTAGTTAACAAAAGAGTGCGAGTCTCTTTATCAACATTCCTTGCTGCTTCTGCAAGAGCTTTCATGTCTTGAGCAGCTTGCGCAATACCCTGAGACTTTACTTCAATTGCAATGCTACTTACTTCAATAGCCATGTTTATTCCTTTGTCTATTCATTATTATAATTAGCTTTGAATGACTTCCAAGCACTCGCTACAGCTTTTCGTTTTGCCTTCAATAATTCTTCAGTTTTCAGAGAAATATAAGGAGCTTGTCTGTCCTTTTCTCTTCCAGCATAATACTCATTAACGAAATGCTCACTCATAAGCTTGATAGTTTGTTTCTCCCATAGTGAGAGGTTTCTTTCAGTGACTTCAAGCCAAGCATTAATATCTACCCAACTTAATGCAACAATTCCATTCCCTGTAGCCGAGAATTTACCTGCCTCAATGAAAAAAGGGACTAGATACTCAGCCTCGCACTTCGGCAAGTCAAGCTCTAGTCCCTCAGTCTGAGTTTTAAATTTTTCAGCTCTTGTTTGCTTTTCTCCGTCTGGTGTAGATTGATACCAACCCATCTGTCTAGCAAATAAGATTAATTCATTTTGGCAGGTTAGAAAAAATTTGATTTTTTAGCAGCAAACACTTTCACCTGATTATGTAGCCATTCGTAGGATGGATCAGCCATTACACCAGCAATACCTTCTGGAGTAGATACATCATATTCTTCAAACTCAACATTCTCAAATTTATCAACACGAGCTTGGAGTTCTTTTGTCTCATCTTCCATCATTTCTTTGTAATCTTTTACCGCTGATGGAGGTTCATTCTTACCGATTGTTTTCTTAAGCTGTGCATTAACTTCTTCCACTAAGAAATCTTGAAACTTACTCGAAGCATTTCCGTGAATGTAACACAAGCACTTTTTACCTTTATCATTCGTCAGTTCTTCGCCTGTTTCTGGATGACGAATAACCATTGGAACAGATTCTTTTTTAGCTTTAAATTTAGAGAGATTCATTATATTTTCCTTTATAAACAAGTGAATGTACAACCTCTTAGTGGGTTTTCGTACAAAGAGAGGGGAGGAAATTCCTCCCGTTTATTATGCTTCTACCAGTGCAGATGTAATTTCAAAGTCAGCAGAGATAGATACAATATTATCAATAGTACCGATTTTCTTAGAGAAACCAGAGATCAAAGCCAAGAAATATGTTACACTACCGTCTTGTTCTTCTACTTTAATTGCATAAGAGCTGTAAGAATTAGATGCAGCTTTCATTGCAATCTGACCAGCATCAGTAGTTTTATTAGCAAATTCAAAACTACCTTTACCATTATCTTTGCTACCTTTAAATTTCTTGATAATAGGATCAGCTAGAGGAGAATGATTAATAATGTTATATTTAGCACCAAAATCACCGATACTGGTTACTTCACCAACTTCGACATATGTTTTTGCTTGGAAACCAGCCAAATCTTCTGTAGCTACACCAGAAGTTGTAGCAATCGACAGCTTGGTAAGGGCTGCGCTGTGGATATCACCTAATGCCATTTTATTATTCCTTTATTATGCGTAAATTGTGATTTTCAAAGTTGCTGCACCAGATAGAGTTACAGTACCATTGCCATCCAGATATGCGCTGATTTTATCCAGATTGATAATTTTCTTAACACCTGCTGCAAGAGTTACATTCAAACCAGTAGACAAATCAACAGTAGTTGAGGTATTTGGTACAACGTAAGCAGCACTAGGAGCACTACCTTTAATGTTCAAAGTCAAACTTCCACCAGTTGTATTATCCAGTTCCAGAAGCTGACCACTACCTTTTACGTATGTAAATGTGTCACTTGTAGATGCGGTGTTTACAGAAGCTGTTACAGCACCAGAAGCACTCGCAAATGTTGTCAGAGTTAAAGCTGCCATTTATTTTCCTTTATAATTAATAAGATTCTTGTCTATATTCAAAACGAATCGGAGTAACCCTCCACTGAGCATCTTTGACAGGAGACATAATATATCCTGTTTTCTCAATGCTTAAATTTTGAGATTTAGCTGTTGCAGGAAGAATATTGATAATCTCTTCAGCAAGAGTTTCCGATAACTTAGTACCAACTCCATCTTTTGTATAAAGATTAATCTGAATAATTCCTTTAAGAGTTTTTCTTTGCATAGAAAGTGTGGTATTATCTGTCATAGCTGGAATGATAAATACTTCAATCCAAGTAGTGTCAGGTTTTGTAAAAGGAACACTTTCATAAGAAATAGGGATAACAGGATTTTTACTATTAGCCCATGTTTTGATTTTATTTTCTACTTCTATTCTAAGAGAGCTAATACCCATTCATACCTCACACTTTCGATTTTGCTTTAATTAAAGCTTTTGCTATCATTCCGTATGGAGCAGCACCTTTCCAATTAGGATGTTCAGATGTTGGTTTCCAACCCAATACTTCGGCTCTATACGCATAATCTATATTGTTTGTCAAAGTTACTGAATTATCTTTTTTATAGAATATCTTTGCATCAACAAGCTGAGTAAGACGATTAAAACTGTCATATCCAGATAAGCTTTTAGTGCTAGTCGTTTCTGT